CTGCATCTTATTCTAATGCTTTTAATTTTATTTTCAATAATGAAAGCGGTAGCAATATTGACCCTTACGAGTTAATGAGCAAGCATAAGTATAATGAAAAAGCAAATAGTAAAGATTTTTTAGATAGATTACCAGATGCCTGGAAAGAACAAATAATAGAATACCGTAAAGGTAAATTAGATAATGATTCAATTGTGTGGACATCTTATAGAGATTGTCCCTTTTGGCCAAAAACTTTAGCTACAGAATACATATCTATATCAGGAACAGGATGGTATAGACAGATGTATCGTATTATGATTGCTGTTGCTGGTAAAGCTATAGAAAAAGGATATCCGATAACAGCTGACCAGATAGTAACTATGTGTAGACAATTTGATATTGATACTG